TTACGCCAATCTCAGACCCGCTTGATTTTTCCCTTGTGTCGTATTTGTGTCGTTATCTTCAAAAAGCACATCAATTTTGCAAGCATGTTCACTTAAATGGTTGGGTGCTAAATGTGCATATCTTCTAACCATTTCGATAGATTCCCACCCCCCCATTTCTTGAAGTGCTGAAAGTGGAACCCCTGATTGTATCAACCAGCTTGCCCATGTGTGGCGTAGGTCGTGAAAACGGAAGTCTTCTATTCCTGCTTTTTTAAGGCCAATATTCCAAGCACTATTATCATCAACCCTCATTTTTCTCACTGCTGGGGTTAATGTTCCGTCTGGTCGGTGCTTGGCTTTGGTATGCACAAAGACCCACCTTGAGTGTTTGCCTATCTGATCCCGTAACACCCGGCATGCGGTATCATTCAGAGCGACACCTATCGCTTTTCCGGCTTTTGCGTTCTCTGGATTTATCCATGCCACTTTTCTTTGCATGTCGACTTGTTGCCACTCCAGATCGATGATGTTAGAACGCCGAAGCCCTGTTGCTAACGCAAAGATAACGATAGGCTTGATGCTTTCAGGCATACACTCGATGAGCCTTGCCGCTTCATCTTTTGTCAGCCATCTTATGCGCTTACTTACTGGTTTCTTCGTTTTGATAACAGGTGCTGATTTAATCCAGTTCCATTCATTAGCGGCTGCCCTTAACAAAGATCTGATGAAGGATAAATGCTGGCTTTTTGTTGCCTGACTCACAGGAATAGCCTCATACACGGGAGGCTTTTCCCCTTTTTTCAGCGCTGCATCTCTTTTGCTCTCCCAGATTTGATAATGTTTACGATTCTTCATATTTGAAACTGCATCATAAATTTCATCTGCCGTTATTGTTGAAACATCCCGGCCTGAAAAGTGTTGTAGGAAAAACTCAATCTTCGTTTTGTCGTCATCAAGTGACCTTTTATGCTCTTTTTCCCTAAGCCAGCGAATGCAACACTCTTCAAATGTACGAGTTGGCAGATCATCAAGTTGGTCAACCCTCCAAGCCTCAGCTCTTAATTGGTCATACAACTCCTGCGCTTGCTTTTTGTCCCTCGTGCCAAGAGATTTCCTAACTCTCTTTCCTGACGGTGTAAAGAAATGACAGTGCCATATTCCGTTTCTTTGGGTGATTGACATGATTTACCTCCATTACGATCACCCTTGCTCGCTCCATGAGTTTGCATCGGGCTTTTAATATAAGCAAGAACAGCGGACTTAGTCGTTTTATATCCTTTGCCGATCCGTTTACCGTCTATGACACCTGTAGCGATTAAACTGGCAACAGTTCTTGAGGAAACGTTAAGCTCTTTTGCTGCTTTTTTTGTATCCCAAATGTCATCTTCAATATTCATTTTTATTTCCTTTAACCATGCCTAATAAGATATTTTTTTGATAGTTAGCTCTTATAATTTGGCAATCCCTTGCCACCTTTCATTTTTTGTTCTCGAATTCGTTAGTCATCGGTAAGTGTGGTTTTTATTTCCGAAGCTGGAAACTCAATATCATTTAATGCATCCTGTACAATATCAGTTATGGACAAAACCAAACTTTCATCAGATAACTTGTCATCATTATAAAAATCACAAAACTCTTTAGCTGATTTACGAGATATTTCAATTGATATTTTTGGTATATTCACGTTATTTCCCTTATTTCGTTATTACCTATATTGAATAGGTGTTCTTTATCAACAGTGGTTATTAATTTCCGAGGAGTAATAAAAGGTCGCCAAATTAAAAACATGGAGCCTTTTGTATTTGAATTTCTCTTTCTTTGTTCTACTGGTATAAATTCAACTCTTCCACCCGTTATTAACCTAACCTCATCTACCGTCTCCAGCGCCAACTTGAACCAGCCGACAGAGGTATCAGACGGAACTAACATCACGACTGGCTGTAATTGCTTTTGGCACTCGATAGCGGCTTTCTCTAACCACGGCCTAATATGGGAGTAAGGTGGGTTGCACCAGATAGAGCCGTGACTCACCCAGTCAGACTCCAGTGCATTATCTCGTTCTGTGAGATAATGTGTGCACAGCGCGTTTTGAGCAGATGCTGCTACATCAAGGGTAAAGTTAAATTCTAGGTCGAGTGCTTTAAATAACGGGAGGGGAGTTTGCCATAAATCTTTAAATTCCTTCGGAGTACTACTACCTCCAAAATCTGCCATATTATTTCTCGTTATTTGTTTGGGTGACGTATCTTATAAACTGAATTCTGAGTTTTAATATATCCATCAGCTTCATAAGTTTCGGTGTTATGAACTAATGATGTGATTATTTCAGAACCGTCAGGAAAACGATTTTTACTGTCATTAAATACTTTGCCAAATGCTACAGCTTTACCTTCGCCGTTTTTACAAAAATCAGTTATTTCTAATTCAGCGCTGAATTCAATTAATTTTTTACTCATGTCTATTCTCGTTATTTGTTTGGATGACGGTAGAGATTAAATACATCAGGATCATTATTGAATTCATGAAAAACTTCGCCGATAAAACCATCTCCACTAACGATGAAATGGCCGGCGGGTTCCATATTTTCATATTTTGCGAGACGTTTTAATATCGTGATGTATGAGTCTAAATCCAATGTTATTTCATTAGCTCCTGCTGCTTTTAAATTCTCGGCTGATTCTAATGTTGTATTTATGTTTCTAATCACATCATTGTTCATTATTAATTCTCCTACATATACTCTCTGCTTTCTTACATATATCAGTATCAAACCAGCCGAAGTGACAGGTGTTAAAACTGATGTCTAATTGAGTTGCTATACATGCAATCTCCTTAATGCTTCTTTCACAGCATTTAAACGAGAATCCATCCTTTTGTATTTTGGACTACCAGTGTTTAATGCGGGAGCAAGATATCCAATGAGATACCCGTTATCAGCCTTGAGAACAAAATCAGATAACGAGCAGCCCATCGCAGGCCAGAATGCAGACCATGAGTTGCCATATTCAGAGATTGTTATCCGGCCCATCTTATTACCGTAATCTTCCAGATAAACATGAATAGGATCATGACGTGGTACATCCGTGATCTGTATTTTAGCGACATCCGATGTTTCGATATGCATAATAATCCTCCTGCTGCGCAGCAACGTAGTGATAGAGTGTAGGGTTGGGTGTTTTGGCTTGAACTAACCAACTTGACTAGAAGAAAATACGGGCTCGTATTCGCATTCAACTTCAAACATTCCTATGTATAAATCGCCAATCCACAGCATAAATAACAGAGGCCACTTACCTTCCCAGCCATCATGATTAGAGTAATAATCATCCGCACAATCCTGTAGACAGTATTCAAAGTCGTCATCATCGGCACTATAGTTATTGTCTGCTTCAAGTTCGTAGCGACGATTTTCCGAGACCTCATCAGGGATTGTTTCTTTACTGTAAGCTACGTAGTACTGAATTATTGCCATATATTCACCTTTCTATTATTCCAGTAAATATTATTTTGGTTGGTTAAATCACGTAGATAGCATGGTTGGGGTATTGCTTGCCGATTGGAGCGAATGGCACGTCATCGTCAAAATCCATTGGCGGTGCTGATTGTGGCTGTTGTGGTTTCCCCCATCCCTGAGATTGTTGTTGCTGTCTTGGGTGCTGTTGTTGTGACTGCTGGCTTTCCTGTCTGACTCCTAGCATCTGCATCGTTCCACCGATGTTCACTACTACCTCAGTGGAATAGCGATCTTGCCCTTGTTGGTCTTGCCACTTCCGTGTTTGTAGCTGGCCTTCAATATAAACCTGACTGCCTTTTTTCAGATATTCACCGGCAACTTCGGCGAGTTTCCCGAATATCACCACCCGGTGCCATTCCGTTTTTTCCTTCATCTCCCCGGATTGCTTATCCCGCCATGTTTCAGAGGTGGCTAGTGTGATATTTGCCACCGCGCCCCCGTTTGGCGAATAACGTACTTCAGGATCCTGCCCTAAGTTGCCTAATAAAATAACTTTGTTAACTCCGCGTTGTGCCATTTATGCCGCCTGTTTCAGTTCTTTAAATCTAATCCCGGTTACTTCCTTACATTTTTCTTGCAAATCTGGGTGTCCTTCCAGTGATTTCCATGTATCGGAATATTGTTGCTGTAGTTTTTCTCTGCTGCTTTCATGAGTTGCATATTCAGTAAAATCCCGCAAAATTTCATCGGCTCCTTTAGATGCCACATGATGGATTTCTGCGTCAGCATCAATGGCTGTTTCTTCGGTTGGAATACAGAACGCCTGAAATGCAGCATATTTATATGCGATGGACATAGCTTTGTTCGTTGCTTTGTCTCCGCTATCCATCGCTTCACCAAACGTGGTCACAGTATGCTTGCTGCCATCTTCTGTGGCGATAAAGTCAAATTCAGCTTTGACGACGACATAAAACAGTGCACCTCCTGTTTTTGTGGCCCGTTCTGTTACGGTGCGTTCAGTTATGCGTGGCAAGATAAGTAATCCATGTTTGACTAGTGCCGGGGCTAGTGCGTTATAAACAGCATCAATCCCCCTGAACATGAACTTTTGAACTTTATTCTCGCTGTTTTTTTTAATCCCTGTTTCAGCCAGTTCTTTGGCAACATTACTGATAGCTTTGTAGACTGCACTCATAACTACCTCGATAACCAATAATTGAGGGTAAATTCAATATCAGGATCAATGTCAGGCTGCTTTAATAGCCATGTAAAATAGCTGGGGTTAGTTTTTTTAACCTCTTCAAATGTCATACCTTTGTGCTTGCCAAATCTGAACTTGTGCAGCAATGAGGGCTGGTGACTAATCTCCAGCATCTCTTCATCAGACCAACCTGATTCATCCTTGATACGTTTAAATAGTGCGGCGGTGACTATGCAGTCATACAGTGCCCTGTGTGCATGTAACCCATCCGGTACAAAAACATCCAGTTTTAGTGCATACCGGAGATATTGGTTGCTGTGACTTTCCATGTTTGGCCACAAACGCTTGGCTAATTTCAATGTACAGATAAACGGTGCGTCCATCTCCGGCATCATACGTGAATCGAAAGCAGCATTATGTGCAACCAGAAAGTCAGCCCCTTTGTATTTAGTAATAACATCATTAATTAGCGGAGAATTAGCGACCATTTCATCCGTAATATGGTGAATAGCCATTGCCCCGACTGAGATGGGTTGTTGGGGATTGACGAAATGAGATTGTTTTTCCATGTAATTTATGATGTTACCTACAATGTCAATGCTGGCTATCTCTACAATCCCGCTATCCATGTTGCAGGTTTCGGTGTCTACTACTCTGTAAATTGTCAAAATTAATCTCCTGTCCAGATACCACCATTATGGCGGCGAGGTGATTCACCCCGATAGTGATCGTGCTCTTTACTATTCTTTGACCAGTACTCTCGCCACCCTTGACGTATCTCTTCGTCACGCTGTTCTTGCATATGCTGGGGTAGGGGCGGGTTAAATGAAGATTTATAGTTAATATTGAAGAGTCGCTCTGCTAAGACACGCTCCTTAGCACTCATGATTGCGGGATGTGGTGTTTTATTACTGATTGCCGCGACCAGTTCATCCAGGTACTGCTCTTTCTCTTTCGGATCTTTTGGCACACAACTGCCGGGCGATCTGCGGGGATAAGTGTTCATCTGAAATCCCCCCTAAATTCCATATCACTGGGTAGTACTCCTTCTCTGCCTAACACCTCCCTTTCATATTGCCGCCAGTTGTGTTCGGCGATTTGTTCTTCCGTGTATTGTCGCTGCTGAGATTTATTATTGGGATTGGTGTGAATGTTGTAATCGAAATTTCTCATAATGGGATCCTTTCAAATTTGGCTGTTCGTTTTTTGCTCCGCGCCATCAACAATCTGAACTTAATTTCATTAACCAGATCATCAAGTTCTGATTCGGTTAATTCATTCTCTTGAGCAATTCGCGCTATTTGTTCCATGCCGTGGCGTTTTTTAACTGCAAATCTTGTAAGACGCATGTGTTATTTCTCCATTGTGATTAAACGGGAATAAATACAGTTAATGAGATGAGAAAGAGAGTAATTCGGCGCTTCCATGTGCGCCTGTTCCTGATAGCTTGTGGTTTTGCGGGAGCGACCGCGCATCCATCGTGCATGTTATTACGCATGTAAAAACCCCTCGTTAGTGAAAACGATTAATAAGATCCCTGGTGTTGGATTTATTTTTGAGGCTAGCGAATTAATTCAGGTAATAAAAAGCCCCACATTTGCGAGGCTGGTAATTGGTGATTTTTTTACTATATATAACTATGCGAAAATAAATATCCCAATGTTGATAGGGATAGCATTAATACAGCAGATATTGATAATAATATTTTTCCGGTTTTTACTTTGAATAGCATAAATATAAAAAACAATCCCAGAAAGGCGAAAACATACCAACAACAAGAAATTATAATAATACAAATCCATAGCATACAAAATAATACACTCGTTAATGATTCCATGCATAATCCCTCATGAATCCATTGTCGAATCCATGAATATATCAGAGTAACTCACTACAGCCCACTCGGAAATGAGCTGGAGTTAGTCAACCAATATTTATCACTTAATTACTTGATGAGATGCAAAATGGAGTTCTGCTCTTTTTTAGCAATAGGGGCATTGCTATTACCGTTAATAGCAGCCATAAAGAAACTATGCTCAAAGGTAAAAGCGCGCATTTCATCTAATGGTAAATGCAATTGATTAAGAATATCTATGCGTTTTACTCCGCTATTGCGAAATGAGGTAAACACTTTATCTAGGATCATGGATTTTTCACGAACCTCCATTCCTTCTGGTTCGGTTGTTCTGAATCCCCGTCTGCTGAGTTCTATGCATAACTGGCGATGATGCCACTCTGTGGAAAGCCCAACATCAAATGTCCGCTTCACCAGTGCAGCAAGAGAAACTTTCCAATGTCTTTTTAACTGAATCAAGTGATCTAGTGATGGCATTCTAGGCACCATAGCTAAAATACTACGTTCAGGCATCAAAAATGCTGATGCGAAGCGATCTGCATCCATTTCAGCTTCTCGACCGCTATTGCTTGCATGTTTATGGAGTACCAAGTGACCTAACTCATGAGCGGCATCAAATCGACTACGTTCTGGTGTCTTCATTGTGTTGAGTAGAACAAAAGGTTTCTCATCCATCCAGAAAGAAAAAGCATCAACCTCGAGGCAATTTTCTGCTAACGAAAAGACTTTAACGCCATTAGCCTCAAGTAAATGTACGACATTCGAAATAGATAATTCACCGATTCCCCAGTGCTCTCTTACTATGCGAGCAGCATCTTCTGGAGAGCAGGAATTATCAAAACTACAATCAGGAATATTAGGTGCTGGAAGTTTAAAACTTGATTCAATCCATGAAGATAATTCTTGGACTAATCTACCTGCACTTATGGCTGCATTGCGTTTTTGGGCGCTAAGTTTTGTCATTGCTCGAAAACTGACAGCTTTATCTTCTAAAGAAGGGATTTCTTCAGAGCTAAAAAACGCCAAAGGATATCTAAGAACTGAGGCTATTTTTGCCATGCTATCACTAGCTATGGGCTCAAATATGCCAGATTTCTCATAATTTGATATCGTTTTGCTTGTTAATCCCGCTTGCTCAGCCAAGGTTTTTTGTGTAAAACCTCTGCGCTCTCTTGCAAGACGTAAACGCTCTGCATTAAACATGTATATCTAGCCTGTTTTTAAAATATCAATCTCAATTTCAGGAGTGAATTGAGGTTCGTCGCCCCGTTTAATGACAGGATCTGTTGGCGCAGTATCCAAAATTAATCGGGTAGAAAAACTATTAACTATGTTCTTGTGGTTATAAGTGATTGGACGAGAAAGCTCAGCCTTGATACCTAGCTGATGCTCGTCTATTTCGTAGAAGTTATAAAGTAGAAACCATAAATCCAGTCCTAACTGATTGGGTAAAAGAGGTTCATCATCAAGAGACTCGAATCCAAAATTCAATTGCTCATCTTCAAAATCTAAAATGCCTTGCCCAGGATTATTATTGCGAATGAGTCCCATTAATTCACATGTAAAATCTCCCTTTTTCATTCGTGACTCTGGGTAGCCATGAGCTAAACCAGTTTGATCACACCCACGGCAAATATAGATAGCCACGCTGTCACTAACGGTAAGCTCAACATTTCGGATAGAGCATTTTTTAAATCCCCTAAAGGAAAGTATTTCTCGTGCTCCACTAACTGCTTCGCCGTAGAAATATTGCCCACGAGAAGTAACTGGATGATTTTGGGTTGTTGAATTTCGTCCAGATAATCCTCTACGCAATATTGCATTTAGATCTTTCTGGGATAATCCTAAGGTCGATAAATGAGTATCGACTATGTTGGGTTCGGTATGAATGATTGGTCTGGCTAAATTCTGTGTAGGGTGCATAGGTTATCCTTATATTATTTTCTGTTTTTTATACCTCATTTGAGGTCAAAAAACAAGAAAATCACTATGCGTCACTCACTCTATTTGGCTATACCCTAGCCGTAATCCCGCCTGACTCCAACCTACGGTGGGACTTGGTTTTGGCTGAAACTGATTTTCTATTTACTACGGTGATTAGGCTGCTGGGCGTGTTAGCAGTGCCAGGCTCTTGTTTGGTAGCACTAGGTTTCGACTCGTTATTATTCCAAAAATCTTTTTTTCGGTGCTTCCGAGCCTGATTAAGAGCATCATCAATGGCACTTTCCAGTTTATCGAAATTCCCGTACTTGTAATTTTCGTACATAAAACTTCTCCCGTTAATTGGCTTTGATGCTATGGCGATGATCACCACACCTCAAAGCCAACTGCACTTTGAACCACACTCTCGCAGTGGTTGCGCTCATGCCCTTGAGTGCCTTCTTTCAGCCATAACCGATGCAAGACTGGCTTTCTTGCTGCTTATCGGAGCTATTTGTAATCTATGAACCTTGACCCGTCGCTACACAGGCTAACCATTTGGCTACTCAGGGATGCGTCACTACCGCATCATCAAAGCATTACGCTTGCGGTCTATCCGCTTTGCTAAACCATGATTGGTTCTCCTATTGTTGATAAATACACCTAACACTGTCCGCCGCTTGCCTGAGATGCCATATACCCCGTGAGGTCTGGAGATGTCAGGGAACTGAGTTGCGCAGATCTCTCTGCTCAGCATTAGATGCAATTCCAAATTGTTAAAGAGCATACTGAGTTATCTTTCGGCTGTGTGCCTTTGATGGAATGGATTATTAACTAATGGTTAATTTTAGTCAATAACCATTGGTTAATTAAATTAAGATTAAATCTTAACTAATTGAATTTTAAGTTAATAAATTTATTAACTGGTGAGTGAATTGTGATTTACATCAAATAAATTAGAGGAGGGTAATAGAAAAAGCCGCATGGTTAGCGGCTATATATATGAGAAACGGAAGTGATTCTGAAGGGCTACCAAGCCATTACTGACCAGTGAATGACTCTACCTATGATTTTAACGTTTTGTATTTCTGTTATTTCGTCAGCAAACTCAGCAGAGTTGAAACTACGAACTATTAATTTTCCAGGCTGCCTATATAACAATTTGATGCGGAATAATTCATCTTGTTTGATGACATATATGCCTCCGTCAACAATGTTTTGATGTCCTCTATCAACAGTTACAGTTGAGCCATTTGGAATTACTGGCGACATACTGTCTCCATAAACAGAAAGTGCCATTACATTAGCTGGGTCAGCTCCGTATCGACGAAGCACAGAAAGTGAGAATCTTACCTTAAATCCATTGTGTTCTTCGTTAATGTGATATCCGTTTTCTGCCGCCTGCTCTATGCTTGTAAAGAATGGTATTGCAACCTCATCATCGGGAGCAGGTGATATGGAATCCCAAGACTGAATCTCTTCAGCTTCAACTTTTGATAAAGGTATTCCGTCTTGTTCTTTAGAACCTCTACCATATTCCAACCACTCAGGCCGGACTTCAAGCCATCTACTTAATGCCAAAATATTACTGGAGTCTGGAATTGATTCTGAATTTAACCACTTCCAGACCGCAGGGCCGCTGACTTTTATTTTTTGTTCGGCGAGGGCGTCAGTAATTTTCCTGCCTAGCCCACGTCCGGCAAATCCAGCATCTAAACATGCCTCTTTTAGCCGTTTGGTGAACTCAACTTTATCAGTATTTTTAACCATGAGTTAATTATCATCCAGACTTGACTAAACTGTCAGTTAGAATTTAGAATTAACCAACAGTTAATTTACTTAATAATGATATTAACCAAATGAACCCAGTTGAATTCGCAGTGAGTGCAGTCGGTGGGCAAACCGCTGCAGCCAAGATCTGCGGGAAAAGCACCGTTGCAGTTTGGAAGTGGGTACAAAACGGCTGCTTACCCCGAACCGAGTACACAGGAAAAACCAGTTATTCAAAATTGCTTGCAGAACATTCTAACGGAAAGTTCACCGAAAAATGGTTACTACAGGCCGCAAACCCCGATAAGGGATTGATGTAACGGTCATTGCTCTTTAACAATCTATCTTCACGACAAGCTATTGATGAACCCTAGCAAATCGAAATAGCGCCGAGTAAGAACTCAGGCAATCGGGGCGTAGATCCCGTAAAGGCTTATTCATCAAGAGGCTAAGTCGTGTTAACCATTATTCATCTCAGAATAGTTGATATCGCTTTTCGTCATATAAAAACATAACTTGTTAACTAAATTTCACTTTAGGAAATATAACAAATGGAAATAGCAAAAACTGTCAAAAATACTCGTGATACGCGTAAAGCTCAGATGCTTGAGAGCTATTTTCACAAGAAAGTATTTGAATTTGGGAATAATGAACTGGCAAGCGAAATGGGTATTCATCCATCCAAGTTAAGCAAGGATAAGAACCGGATCGCCAGATTAGCGAGTTTAATGATCGTGAATTTGGGATTACCTGAATGGGCGTTTGAGATATTTGATGCAGATAGTAAACCTGTAGTGGTAATCGAAGGGATATATGCCGAGCGATTAATTCAGGCTTTGGAAAGCGAAGGTAAGGTCAAAAGAAAAACCTCGAAGGCGGCAACCAACGAGGCTTCAGAAATGCAAATTGAGATGTCGATTTAACGACAAGGGGAAGTATGCAGTGTTCCCCTCAGAACAACATTTCACGAGAGTAATTATACATGAAAACCAAATTTAATCACATAGCCGTGCATAAAAATAACATGCGCGATCGGGAGGCTCGTTCCGTTACCAAGGAAGGAGTTAAACATCTTCGTGCTCTTTTAGATGACGCGAAATTACGGAAAGAACTTCGGAAGGAGCTGATTGGAGATGATCGCCATGAGTAACATTGCAAGAATGGCTGATTACCGTCAGCCAATAACACAAGTGAAAGAGGAAAGTGTGAATGGTGATATCGAGTTCATTAAAATGCCTCGTAGTCCAAAATTAGTTTTAATGGCGCACAGCAACAAGGAGATAACCTATCGGCAGTACAGGATCATTGATGCCATTATTGAAAAAACGTTCGGCTGGCATAAGCGGTTTGATAGAGCAACTAACACTCAGATAGCAGAAATGATTAACCTACACCACACTCATGTGAGCACCGAAATTAAGGAGTTAACACAAAGAAAAATACTTATTAAACAAGGAAGTATGATAGGGCTAAATTTGGAAATTTCTGAGTGGATTTTAGATGTTAGCCAAAATAGCAAACCTTTAGCCAAATCAGCTAATAAAAGTTTAGCTAAAACAGCTAAAAAAAATAAGCCAAATCAGCTAAACACAAAAGATACTATTAAAGAAAAGAAAGATAATAAAAACATATTGTCCGAACAAGTTCAGACTGAATGTGAAAAAACCTCTCTTGAGCCAGCAAAACAAGATCAGGTTCAATCAGTATTCGAAAATATCTTTTGGCTTGCCGGGATGAAAAAAATTGGCAAACCCAAGGCACTCTCCGCTTTCAAATCTCAGTTCAAAGCGTGGCGGAAAGAAACCGGAGGAACGCCGGAGCAGTTTGCGACGTTTTTGGTTGAGGACATTCGGTCACGTTTGCAGGCAAAGATATTCGGATTTGAAAATCTCCACCCGACCACCTACCTGAACCAGAAACGCTGGACAGATGAAAAGCCCGCGATAAGCACGCCAGCTAAACCCACTTCGGGACAGTCCGGGATTACCATCAGTAAATCCGGGTTGGTCTTTCTGGATTAGCGGCGAAATACCAAATCACATCGTCCATGAATTTATGATGCCGTTATTTCTCCGTGAAATTAACGCAGAGAGTATTAAATGGCATAAGTCATAACATTGGGTGTCTTGAAGTTAAAACCTCTCAAAATTGATTACAGAGGGTTTTATGTCCATGTTTAAATAATATCCATGCTAATTTATCAGGCATGAAAAATAGTGGGTAATATGATGACTGTTACAGAACTTTCAGACCGTCTTTGGTCTGAGGTGGAGAGAGTGGCGAAGTACTTGTTACCAAACGGCAAGCGAGAGAGTCACGAATGGGTGACTGGTTCAGTGAACGGCGAGACGGGGAAGAGCCTGAAAGTGAATCTTACCGGGAAGAAAGTCTGGTCAGATTTTGCTGAGGGAACCGGTGGGGATTTACTGGATTTATGGATTCAGGTGAGAGACTGCAGTCTGCATCAGGCGATGACCGAAGCGAAGCAATTTCTTGGTATTAGCGATGATGATCATCACTTCGAAGCAAAGCGGCAGAAGAAATTCAGCCGACCCAAAAGCGAATCGCTGAAAAAAAATATCCGCAAAACTGAAAACTGTTATACCTACCTTGCGAGCCGGGGGATTAGCCGGGAAACCGCCGAAGCATTCAAAGTTTGTGATGCGGTGATCTGGTCGCACGATGAAAATCGGGAGTTACCTGCTATCGCCTTTCCCTACAAGCGAGATGGTGAGTTATTGCAGGTTAAGCGGATCAGCACTGAGCGGCCCAATGGCAAGAAAGCCATTTCCGTTGAGGCAGACTGTGAGCCTTGCTTGTTCGGTTGGGATACCGTGCCGAAAAACGTCAGAGTGGTGATTCTCTGTGAAGGTGAAATTGACAGCATGAGCTATCACCAATACGGATTACCCGCGCTTTCCGTCCCGTTCGGGGGCGGCAAAGGAGCAAAACAGCAATGGATTGAATTTGAATATCATAACCTAGACCGCTTCGAAGAAATCTGGCTATCGATGGATAACGACGAAGTGGGCCATGAGGCGGCAAAAGAAATTGCGAACCGCCTTGGTGAACATCGATGCAGACTGGTCAAGCTTCCGCACAAAGATATCAACGAGTGTCTGCAGGCGGGTATGACTCAGGATGAAATTGTCCGCTGTCTTGAAACTGCCGCCTTTTTCGATCCCGAGGAACTTTGCAGTGCCAGAGAATACTATCAGGACACCATTCAGGCATTTTACGGCAAGGAGCAATACCTGTTCGGCAGCCCGTGGGAGACTTTGAATCACAATTTCAAATTCAGGGAGGCGGAGTTAACCATACTCAACGGGGTTAACGGTCACGGGAAAAGTGAAATACTGGGCCATGTTCTTTGTGAAGCCATGAGGCAAGGTTCAAGGGCGTGTGTGGCCTCGTTTGAGTTAAAGCCTTCCGTATTTCTCAAGAGGCTGACCCGGCAGGCAACATGTAGCACGTTGCCACCAATGATTGAGATTGAGTCTGCATTTAATTTTTATGATGACCGCTTATGGCTATTCGGACTGACAGGCACCGCAAAAGCTGATCGCCTGTTAGATATTTTCCGCTATGCCAACAAACGTTATGGCATAAACCTGTTTATCATCGACAGCCTGATGAAGTGCGGAATTGCCGATGATGATTATAACGGGCAGAAGGATTTTCTTGATGCAGTCTGTGACTTCAAGAATAAAACTAACAGCCATGTCATCCTCGTCACTCACAGCAGGAAGTCTGATAGCGAAGATAAGCCCACTGGGAAAATGGATGTCAAAGGCTCAGGTTCTATCACAGACCTGACTGATAACCTGTTTATCATCTGGCGAAACAAACGTCGGGAGAGGGCGTTGCAAAAGCTACAGGCAGGACAACAACTCAGTGATGAAGAACAGCGCCATACCAACGAGCCTGCGTCTATTCTCTGCTTGGAAAAGCAACGGAACGGGGAAGGATGGGAGGGTAAAATCCCGTTATATCTTGAAGAGCAATCCCACCAATTTCTCATCATGGAAGGCGCTACACCTTACAACTATATCGCAAACATGCCTAACGCCGACTACGACGATGCTTGGCGTGAAGCGAATGTAACTGAATATTAACACCACCAGAAGAACTTTAGATGACACCGCAAGAAACACCAGACGCCAAACAACTCATCGAACGTACCAACCATACATTCCTGAAAATTATCTCGCAAATTTGTCTGATCATGACATTGGATGAATCGGACGAATCTGACCGGCTGGAGGCATTGCGTCTGGCGAAACATCAGAATGCTGAAATCGAAAAATGGTTATTGGAAGAAAATGCAGGATGAAAATCAAAATAATCTCATTGAATTGATTAATACCGTTATTTCGTTGTGAGATTAATATAGGGAGGATTAAATACGATAAGTCATAACATTGGGTTAGTTGAAGTTAAAACTCATTAGAGTTAATTACAGGCTGCTTTATGGGTATGGTTGAACAATGGTCAGATTAATGTATTCAGGCATGAAATTAGAGGGGAAATATGGTGGCCAGAAATACAGTTGAACGATTAAGCAATTCAGCAGGCCATGATTATCAGTGGTCAGATATGTGTCGGGTTCATCTCTGTAAACTGTGTGGCACAGCAGAACACCGTAGCGGTTGGTACTGGTGGGCTGGTTACAAATCGAGAATTGAGCCGCCATGTGAACGGCGATGCTCTAAGGATGAACTACTGAAATGGCAAGAAGAGGCTATTTTCGAAGGAATATAACGGAGATTAGATGGATAAGCAGATCTTTCTGCTACGAAATGCGCACATACTCAAAAATCTGATAGTCACACTCGATAACTTACCTCTCAACGACGAATTCCCCATTCAAATCACTATCTCAGATTCAAATCGAACACTACCGCAGAACGACAAGTTCCATGCGTTGTGTGGTGACGTTTCGAAACAGGGGATTGAGTGGGCGGGCAATACGTGGAAGACACCGGAATGGAAATGCATTTTTGTTTCTGGTCACGCTAAAGCGACAGGAAAAGAAGGGCAGATTATCTCAGGGCTGGAAGGTGAGCTGGTGCCACTGGCAAGAGAAAGCACCGCCAGAATGAGTGTAAGACGCATGAGCAGTTTAATTGAATATTCACAGGCATGGGCTGTATGTCAGGGCGTAAAACTCACAGAGACACGCTACGCGCTGAATTATTACGGCCACAGGATTTAAATCAAATGACAAGGGAATAAGATGGCAAATTTGCGGAAAGAAGCGCGAGGTCGGGAATGTCAGGTCAGACTTCCGGGTATTTGTAATGGCAACAACGAGACAGTGGTTCTGGCTCATTACCGAATGGCGGGTATTAGTGGCATGGGAATGAAGCCGCATGATCTATTTGGCGCATGGGCCTGCTCTGCCTGTCACGATGAAATAGACCGCCGAACGACACTGACCGATATCGATTATGCACATTTCGCTCATCTGGAAGGGATGATCAGAACACAATCCATATTGTTATCGGAGGGCAAGATTTGA